GACATGGTGCTGGTCAACAGCTCGCAGAAGACCAAGATCTCGGCCTTCACCGGCAACAACACCCGCTACGTCAACGCCGAGGAGGAGAAGCTCGTCAACTCGATCGACGTCTATGTCTATGATTTTGGCAGCGTCGAGATCAAGCCCGACCGCTTTATGCGGACGCGCGACGCCTTGATACTCAATACCGATTTGTGGGGTCTGGCGTGGCTGCGCCCGGTCAATCTGGTCGATCTGGCCAAGACCGGCGACAACGAGAAGAAGCTCCTCGTCGGCGAGTACACGCTGACCTCGCGCAACGAGGCTGGGTCCGGCGCGGTCGTCGACCTGCTGTAAGGGGAAGATCCGCGTGCGCGTTTTTCCCCTGTGCGCGCACGCGGTTAGGCGGCCCGTCTCGGAGGGATGGGTCGCCGCTTTTTTCTGAACGGAAATGCCCATGGCTGATTTATCGGACGGCGCCAACTGGTTTGAGACCGACGGCGCCAACAATAGGCCTCCGCCCAACGGCTGGCCCGAGGGGATGATGCCGTCGGGCGTCAACGACACCGCGCGCGCCGATAAGGGCGCCCTGAAGCGGTTCTGGGACCGCATCAATCCGGTGCAGGGCATCACGCCGTCGGGCGGCGTATGGACCTTTACGACGAGCAATCCGGCCTATCCGACGAGCTATGTCAACGGTGAAGTCTATACCTTTGTCGCCAGTGTCCCGAATGCAGGGGGCGACCAATTTCAGGTCAACGCTCTCGGTGCTAAGCCGATCTGGAAGCGGGTGAGTTACGGTAGCGGATTTACGCCGGTCGTCGCACAGGACATCCTCAATCCCCTCCCACCACAGCTTATCTATAATGGCTCGCTCAACGGCGGCAGCGGGGCCTTTGTTCTTGTTAACCCGTTTGTGCCGATCTCGAGCGATGGCGGGGGCGGCATCAGCACGGGCAATGCCGCGATCAGCGGTGCGCTCTCGGTCTCGGGCGGGATCACGGCGGCGAGCCTGAGCTCGACCGGCGGCATCAGCGCGTCGGGCAATATCAGCTCGTCGGGCACAATCTCGGGGGCCGCCCTCAGCGCGTCGGGCACGATCTCGACGGGGGGCACGGTTCAGGGAGGATACATCCACAGCACGGGGAACGTGCAGGCCGACAACGCGGTGACCTCGCCGACTATGACGGCGACGGGGACGATCCAGGGCGCGTTCGTCCACAGCACCGGGAATGTGGTGGCCGACGTCGATGTCGGTTGTCGCGACCTGAACGCGGGACGCAACGTCAACGCCACGGCCGGCACCGTGACGGCGGCGCAGTTGACGAGCACCGGCAATGCGAACATCGCCGGGACCTGCACGGCGGCGCATTTTGTCGGCAATTTCAGCGTTGAATATACGGTCGCGGGCTTGCCGGCGCCGACCGCGGCATTGCGCGGAACCAGGGCGCACGTCGTGGACGTGGGCCTCTCCAGCCGAAATTTTATGGACCCTGTTACCACGGGCGGCGGGAGCTTCGTCATGCCGGTTTTCTGCACCGGAACGCAATGGGTCTTTGCCTGACCGGCCATGTCGCTCCTGAATGACTGGCGGTTTCTGTCACGCGATCCCCAGACGGGCGCGGTCGAGCATTACCGATACGACGCCGACAGCGACCGCTGCATCATCCGCCGCACGGTCGACCACGAGCCGCTCCTCGAGGCGAACAAGCGGCTGGCGTCAGAGTGGGACGGCTGGAACCGCGACCGCTCGATGCGCCTCGCGGCGCGGATCACGCCGGAGATCCAGCTCGAGTGGTTCCAGAAGCATGGCGTGCGCGCCTGGGACAAGAACCACAAGGCGGCGGTGCGCCGGCTCCTGAACAGCAACGAGTACCGCTACCTGCGGATCGGACACTTTATTATCTGAGGCCGCCATGGCGCTGGACAGCTATGCGAACCTACAGGCCACGGTGCTCGACTGGCTCGCCCGCCCGGGCGACCCGCTGGTGGCGCCTGCGGTCCCCGACATGATCCTGATGTTCGAGGAGGAGGCGCGCGACCGGTTGCAGACCCGCTTTACCGAGAAGACCGTGACGTTGACGCCGGAGCCCGGCAGCAGCACGGTCCCCTTGCCGCTCGATTATTGCGAATTGCGCGAAATGTGGATCGACACGGCAAACGGGCGGAACGTCTTTACCTACCAGACGCCGCGTAATCTCGACGAGAATTTCTACTTCCTGTCGAAGGTGCCGGGCGCCTTCACGATCGAGGGTCTGAACCTGCGCTTTATCGGCGATCTCGGCACCGCGGCGACGTTCTCCGGCGGCAGTTCCACCGTGACGCTGACGCCAAACGCGACTACGACGATCATCTCCGACAGCCGCATCGGCCCCAGCACGCTTGTTGGGCTGATGCCGCTGACCAGCACCGCAGCTGCCGCCGAGCCTTCGATCTGGGTCGATCCGGAGGCCGGCGAGGCGACAATCCACCACGCCAACAGCCCAAACGCCGATCAGGACTTTTCCTACACGATTGGCGGCGTTTTGGTCCTGGCCGGATCGTCTGGTTCCATCGTGGTGCCGGCGCCGCTCAACCTCCTCTATTTCTCCGGCCTGCCGGCGCTGAGCGGCACGGTCTCGACCAACTGGCTCCTGGCGCAGTACCCCTCGGCCTACCTCTGGGGCACGCTCAGCTACGCCGCGCCCTATATCGGCGACGACCCGCGCCTGCCGATCTGGCTGACCGCGCGCGACAACGTTATCGAACGCATCCGCCTCGCCGACCGCCGCGCCAAGTTCCCCCACGGTCTGATGATCCAGACCGACGTCAGGAACCCGTGATGGCAATCCTCCCCTTTGGCGAATGGCTGCCGGATGGGCCGGCCTTTGGCAACCCCGGCACTGTCACCGCCCTCAATGTCGTGCCGCGCTCGGTGCGCTCCTATACCGCGATGCTGTCGCCGGTGCCGCATTCGGCGGCGCTGCCGGCACAGGTGCGCGGATCATATGGGTATCGCGATGGCGGCGGCCACGTCCTTAACTTCGCCGCGACGCTTCAGCGCATCTACCTGCAGCAGACCGGCGGCGCTGACTTTAACACCGACGTCAGCGGCGCGGGCGCGCCCTATAACACCGAGGCCGATCGCTGGTGGTCGATGACGTCGTTTGGCAAGCGGATCATCGCGACCAATTACGACGACCCGATCCAAACCTATCTCGCCGGGACCGATAGCGTCTTCAGCGACCTCTCGGCCTCGGCGCCGCGCGCCCGCTACTGCGCGGTCATCCGCGACTTCCTGATGGTCGCCAATGTCGACGACGTCGTCGATGGCGTCGTGCCGTACCGGCTGGCTTGGCCGGCGATCGGCGACCCGACAAACTGGCCGACGCCGGGGACGAACGCGGCGATCGAGCTGCAGTCGGACTATCAGGACCTTGTGCAGACCGACCTCGGCTCGATCACGGGTCTCGTCGGAGGGCACCTTTCGGCGGCCGATGGGGCGGCGTTCTGCGAGCGCGGGATCTACCGCATCCAGTATGCCGGCAGCCCGAAAATCTTCGACTTCGCGGTCGCCGAGGGATCGGCCGGCACCGACGCGCCGCTGTCGATCGTCACCCGTCGCCTGCCGTCCGATAGCGGCGGCATCCGGTCGGTCGTCTACTATTTCGGGTCGGACGGGTTCTATGCGTTCGACGGCGCCGGCTCGACCGCGATCGGCGCGCAGAAGATCGACCGGACGTTTTTTGCCGACCTCGACATGGCGCATCTGCGCGATGTCGCGGGCACCTGGGACCCCCTGAGGAAGCTCATTCTGTGGGTTTATCACGGCACAGGGAACAACGGTCTCTACAACCGCATGCTGATTTTTAACTGGGAGCTGGCGCGCTGGAGCCTCGTCGACCTGACGGCGACGCCGCTCGAATGGCTCGAGAGCACGACCTACAGCACAGCCGGCTATACGCTCGACCAGCTCGACCCGTTTGGCAATCTCGAGCAGCTGAAGTTCAGCCTCGATAGTCTGGCTTGGACGAACGCCAACCCGATAATTGGCTGGTTTGACGCCAACCACGTCCAGGTTTTCCCGACCGGGCCGAGCATGCCCGCGATGATCGAGACGACCGAGGCGCAATTATTTCCCGATCGGCGCACGCGCGTCACGGGAGCGCGCCCCCTGCACGACGCTATCGTGCCGGCCTCAGTCGCCGTAGGCGTCCGCGAGACGATCCGGCAGTCGGTCGTGTTCCAGGCCGCGGTGCCGGAGAACATCCTCGGCAACTGCCCGCAGCGTTGCACCGGGCGCTACGTCCGTTTCCGGATGAACCTGCCTGCGGGCGCGAATTTTCACAACCTGCAGGGCATTGACGCCG